GCGTAAGTTTTTCTAGTAACCCTTAACCCTGCGGAGGAAAAATGAAAATAGCGTTAGAAGTAACGTCGTCATTGGATCAATCAAAGCGCACCATCATTGCTGCGTTCCCAGACTTCATCGCCTTTGAACAGAAGTTCAGTAAAAGCGTTGCGAAGTTTGAGGCTGAACTAACGCTCACCGATTTAGGTTTCTTGGCTTGGCATTCTGAGCATCGCACAAAACGTACTGGTTTAGATTTTGATTCGTGGATTAACGAGATTGAAGCATTGGAGTTGGGTAACCAAGCTGACGCTGTGATTGTCCCTTTGGAGATCAGTCAGCCCATTGGATGATTGCGTACCTGTCTGTTGAGACAGGTATTGCGCCTTCGGTGTTGCTGGCAGAAGACCCTCGAATGTTGTTCACCATGTTCGCTTATTTGCGTTGGAGAGCAATTCATCTAAACAAGTAGTCTGTTCTCATGGCTACAGCATTTGGCAGAGCAGAACGGGTAACCGTTTCTGCTGGGAATGACCCGATTGAAATTATTGGCATCGCAGAGTTCTTGCGCGACGCTCAAAGAGCAAACCAAAACTTTGATAAAGAGATGAAAAAAGCAGCTCGACAGGTTGCAGCGAACCTGATTATCAAAGCCAAGGAAGAGGCTGCAACGGTAACCCGTTCTCGTCAAGCGATACAGGTGATGAGGGGAATGAGGGCTAGGTCAATTATCACTCCTACGGTTTCGTTGAGTCATAAGTCCCCATTTATTTCTAAATCAAATCCCAACAAAAACCGCAAACGTCCAGTCACCAGAGGTGACGTGTTCTTTGGTGCGGAGTTCGGTGGTGGGGCTACGCCTAGGACTCAGCAGTTCCTCCGGCATCGTGGGCGTAAGGGTTACTTCTTTTGGCCTACTGTCCGTAAGGAAAAAAAGAACATCGCCAAAGAGTATTTGGATGCCATTGATCGGGTCTTGGCGAAGTTGGCTGACGATAAGGCTGCTGTTGCTAAAGCCCGTGCTGAGGCTGGTGGTGTTTACAACATGACCGACAAGGGGTTGATTTTCGTCAAAGATTAAGGTTCGAAGACAATGCTTGACATTGGGCTGGTTTCCTGTACCCTCTAGGTAGGAGGGGTTATGGCTGTTTTGTTTAAGAATGTGAAGTCAATATATCCGAAGCCGTTGGCTTCGTCTTGGGACGAGTTGAGGGGTTTGTTGGCGTTTCATGAGGAGAACGCTGAGAAGGCTTCTGGTGCGTTGTGGTCGCCTGTTGAGTATGACTTGGGTACGACTCGCGGTAACCGTAATGTGAGGTTCGTTGAAGCGTTGGTGGTGGACATGGACGGTGAAGCGTTTGATGAGGCAAGGTTGGATGGGTTGGAGTGGTTTGCTTATTCAACTTATTCGCATCGTCTAGATGATCCTCACTATCACCTTGTTTTGCCGTTGGCTGAGCGTGTGCCTGCGTCGTTGTGGCGTGTGGTGTGGCAGGAGCTGCATGACCGTATCGGTTTGATTGGTGACCCTCAGACGAAAGACCCTGCACGTATTTTCTATCTGCCACAACATGCACCGGATCAGCCGTTTGAGTTCCATGAGGGTCATGGTGAGTTGTTGGATTCATCGTTCACACTCGATGTTCAGGTTGCTTCGAATCCTGTGTCACCACGCGCAAAGCAGGTGCGTCAACCACGTCAGCGTCGTGCTGGTGCAGAGGTGTTGGATGAGGCTTGGTGGAATGCGCCTGTAGATATTTCTAGGTGGGATGGCCTCACAGGTAAGGCTTTATATTCTGCGATGCTTGATGAGTTTAGGGCTTTGCGGAATGGGTTGTCTGTTATTGAGTAGAATCGTCGCATGGCTGGTGAGCGGACGTTCGTTGTTAAATTCATTTCTGATGTTACGGGTGCCACCAAAGGCATCAAATCAGTTGGCGGGGAACTAGGCGCATTAGGTAAAAAGTTAGGCCTAAGCCTCCCATCGTTTCGACAAGTTGCTATTGCTAGCGCTGCTGCCACAGGTGCTATCGCAGCAGGCTTATTCAAAGCAGCTCAAGCAGCAGCCGAAGACCAAAAATCTCAAGCCCTTCTAGCCGACCAACTTGTCAAAACTACTGGTGCTACGACTGCCCAGATTCGTCAAGTTGAGAATTTCATTGATGTCACTCAACGGGCTACAGGTATCGCTGATGACCAGTTAAGGCCTGCTATCGCCACGTTGACTCGCGCAACTGGTGATTCAACTAAGGCTCAAGAGTTGCTTGGTTTGGCATTAGATATTTCTGCTGGTTCAGGTAAGGAACTTGAAACCGTCACGTTGGCGTTGGCTAAGGGCGTTAACGGTAATGTCGGTGCATTTACAAGGCTTGGTATCCCACTCGATGCCAACATTGTTAAGACTAAAGATTTCGCTGCCGCTCAAGAAGTTCTAACTAAGCAGTTCGGTGGTGCTTCTACTGTTGCTGCGAACACTTTTGAAGGACAATTAAAGCGACTGAACATCATCGTCGGTGAAGCAGTTGAATCCATTGGTTATGCGATTCTGAATAGTGAACGGTTCAAAGACGTGATGTTGAACCTTCCGAACGCTGTTCAGGCTGCAATTAGTGCGTTCGGAACTGGTGGTTTGTCTGGTTCTTTGAATGCCTTTGCAGACAACTTGGGTTATACCGGTGCGCAAACAAAATTAAAGTTGCTTGAAATAAAAGCAGAATTTTTTGATTTTGTTGATGGTGTAACTCGTGCGCTTCAGTTGTTGTTCCTCCCGATTAGCATTTTGTTTGGGTTCATTAACGGGATTGCTGGTACTGAACTTCGTGTTTCTACTCCAGCAGATACCAAAAAACAGTTAGATAATGTTAATGCTGCTTTGGCTGAGCAAAAGAAAGTCGTTGAAGAGTTAGGCATCATCTACAACGAAAACAATCGTAAGACTAGAGCTGCCGGTGCTGAGTCTTCTCGATGGACTGACATCGCTAGGTCGCTTGGTGCAACCCTTGATACCACTACTACTAGCACCGATAAGTTGGGTGGTGGAGTTAAGAAAACTACTGACTCTATTAAAAAGGCTACGGACAAACTTAAGGAATATAGCGATGCGTTGAAGAATGCAACCAGTAGCGAGAAGTCTTTGTCTGATGCACAGAAGTCCGCTAACAGGGCTAGGAAGTCTCAGGCTGAAGCTGATCTTGATGTTGCTGAAGCGGTAGCGCGTTTGAATCAAATCTCTCAGGGGTTTGGTGCTGATAGCCCTGAGGCTAAGGCAGCGCAGGTTGAGTTGGCTAGGGCGCAACGTGCGCAGGAACGCGCCACGATGGCTGTTGAGGAGGCTATCTATTCGGTTGCTGATGCTGAGAAGAACCTGGCCGAGATTCGTAAAGACCCTGAGTCTTCTCCTATGGATATTCGTCGAGCAGAGTTGAATCTTGCTGAGGCGAAATTGAGTGTGGCTGATGCAACTGATTATCAGGTTGATTCAACTAGAGATTTGAATGACCAGCAGACGCTTTTGAATGAAACTATTTTTGGTGCGACTATCGGTTCGATGGTCTATGACGAGGCGTTGAAGAATGTGACTGAGGCTAAGGAACGTCAGATGGCTGCGGCTGAGGCGTTGGCTGATGCGATTGATCGTGAGCGTGAGGCTCAGGATAGGTTGAATGAGTCGCTTAAGGCTACAGCTGATTTGATTTTGAAGTATCCGAAGGTGTTGGGTGGGATGCCTAACCCGATGGCTGGGATGGTGGGTCAGCCGGCTGCGACGGCTGGGGTGGGGGCGTTCCAGACTCGAACTGGGGATACGTATGCAATCAATATCAATGCTGCGATTGCGGAGCAGGGTTTGCCTCAGAAGGTGGTTGAGGCTTTGCAACAGTACAACCGTTCTGTGGGCAAGATTCCTGTAAGGACTAATTAGTTGTGGCTGTTGTTGTCCCTAACTGTGGGACTTATATGGTGGAGATGGACTTTGGTTCTTCTACGAATCAGTTTGTGTTGGATTCAGCTACGGCTGGTGTGTTGGATTCAACCGAGTATTTCCTTGATGGAACCACAGATTTTCAGGATGTGACTGAATATGTGAAGCAGGTGTCTATCAATCGTGGTCGCCAGAATAGGTTTACGGATTCTTTTTCGGGTCAGCCTTCGACTGCGGTGATTCAGATTGAGGATTTGGATTACAAGTTCAGCCTGGTGAATGAGGGTTCACCTTATTGGAATGTGGCTAAGGGTAGGTTGGGCTTTGAAGTGAAATCTGCTGTTCGAATCAGCCGTAATGGAACCTATTTGTTTACTGGACTTATCACAGACTACAAACAGCAGATTGAAAAACCGAACCGTTCCTTAGTGACGGTGAACTGTTCCGATGAGTTGTCTAGATTAGATAAAACACAAATGCCTGTTGTGGCTGTGATACCAGAACGCTCTGATGAACGTATTCAAAAGGTGTTGACTTCTGTTGGTGCGTTCAGCCGTCCAGGCCAACGTGTGCTGGAGACTGGTATCGCCAACCTTGGTTCAGCCCCTATCGACTCGTCGTCTTCGGTGTTGGAGTATTTGAAGCGTGTTGACTTGCCAGAACAGGGTCGTATTTGGGTGGATGGTGCAGGGAACTTCCATTTTGATAGACGGCTGACTGGTGAACTTTTAAATATTGAAGGATACTTTTCCGATACTGGTGGTACCGCTATCCCTTACACGGACTTTGAGATTGTGAGCAAATAATATGTCTGACTTTGTTCTAACCTTCAATGAAGCAGAGTTGGCTGCGATTCTCGCAGATTTTTATGCTGCGTCAAACGATCAACGCTCTAACGACTTTAGTTCGGGAAGTCAATCTTTGTTGAATGTGGTCAATGTTGCTATCGCACCACCGTTACCTACGGTAGATAATTTGCAACCAACCATTGACTTCGCAACGGCAACTGTTAATGCTTCTGTTGCAGAATCTGGGCGAAGTGAATCAAACATTGTTGTCACCCTCCTTGAAACTTTGGATGATGCTGGTGATCTAGCCGGATATGTTGCTTTGCAACGTCAACCAGCTGTGTGGTTTGGCACCATTCAGGTCATTATGAATGGTTTGACTAACGCGCAACGCACCACAATCACCAACCTTGACATCGGGTCACAGGTTTTGGT